AAAACTTTTCCCTTATCACGAATATGATATTATTAAATCATATGATAAATCAGAATTTGGTCGTGGAGTAGATATTATCGGAACATCATATAAAAGTTATAGAAGACCTCAACAACATTTTGATAATAAAGAAACTACATCAAAATCATTTTTACCAGGTATGGGAGTATATATTGTGAAAGACGAAAAAATTAATAATGGAACTAAAATTAACAATACACATTATAATAGTACTTCGTCAGCTAAAAATATTACTTTATTTTACAGTGAATACACTTACGATACTCAATTTATAGGTTATGTAGTAGGAACATCTATAAATAGTAGACAAGAGTATGATAGAAATTATAGACTTCATTCAGATTACTTTTCTAAAACTGATAATTCGAATTCAATCCATAGTGAATATTATGTTTATATGTTAATTGATCCTGATGTTACATCAACCGCTCAAATAGATCAATTATTTGATTTACTAAACAAGGATAATGTTAATATTGTTTTTGACGCCAATGCTAAAGAGGATTACACTACTAATCCATTGACACGCCCAGGATATGTAACTTCTAAAAATGAATTTTATATTAATAACAATGTCAATACTCATAAAACAAAATCTGATGATAAGCAGTATTCTATTCCTAAAAATATTCATAAACAACGCTGTTTCATGAATGAGCAAAATGTATTAAAATTTTTTGAAGATGAAACTTATGAAGATGAAATAGACCCTTCTAATATAGATGGATTTTTAGGATTAACAGCATCGTCTTTAACTATTTCAAAACCTAAACTTAATAAAACATTACCATATTACAGTTTTCAAACGAGAATGGCCTGTGCTACTATTGTAGAAAGACCTGTTGCTTATGAACGCAAGAATGATACTAACAGTAGAAAACTATTTAATGCAGCAGATTATGATTATTTTTACAAACATTACATGGAGAATAAAACAGTTATGAGATACAAATCTTTACACGAAACAAAAAATGTAGATAATATGAATAAGCACAATATGATTATAGAAAATTCAGTTAACAAAAATTTTAAATCGAATAACTTTAAAGAAACAGATTGTCATAGCAGTTCATTAGACCCCAATATTAATAATACTGAAGATTATTTTGATATAGGTAATATAAGTAATATCCACGATTCAACAAAAGGTAATAACCAAGTATTGAAGTTTAATAATGGTGAAGATATTATTCTTGTGGACGCATATAAACGTAAATTTAGTTACGAATCGGGTGATGTAGATTATACTGATGTCCAGGGCAGAGGTGAAAATAAATTAGGTATTCAGCACACGCATATTAAAATTTTGACAGCCTCAATAATTCCTCCACTATTCTTTAATCATAATAGACTTTATGATAATAAACTAAATGAATATTGTAATCATGCAAGTGTATTAGACCATAATTTTGATTCAGGGATAGAAAGACTTACCTATTGCAATATTTTAGGAAAATATAAACCAGATAGAATTCATATTGTTGGTAATAATTCAAATGAATATAATGGTAATGATGAGAAAGATATGAATATTTATAATAAAATTTTTGTTAATAATATTGGAACAAATAATATTTACATTGATACCACTATAGGAACAGATATCCAGATTACAAGTGGAAATGTTAATAAACTATTAGACTGTATACTTGTCGTAAGCACCAATATTAAATGTAAAAATGAAACACAACCAATCGATAATACTAATAACACTGAAATTTCAATTATAAATAACGCAGAATTGATAGGTGACCAAGTAAAATTAACTCTTAAAAATAACCTGGTCAATAATCACGCATCCAACACGAACAATATTAACGGACGTTCATTTATACCTTACGCTACAGTTAAAACAAGTTCTGAATTGATTAAAGATGGTAACTATTTTAAATTTGATATAGATAATACTAATTCACAATATTCTATTTTAGAGAAAGGAGACTACCTATTATTTGATTGGGGAATACAGAGAGAAGTAATTAATGTAGGGTCAATACCTTTCAAAATAAAGAATAATCAAAATGATCAGGCTAATCTTCAATATACAACTGCTGTTTACAAAATCGCGGACAAGGAGGAAAATAATACTAATACAATTAAGACCATATCAATCGTTAACCCAAAGGTCTTTTATCCTTCTGGAACGAGAGTGATTATTTTAAAAAACCCCTTTAAAACTACTCAAAAATCTACTATTTCTAATAACTTTATGTCAACTCAACCATTTACAATTAATAATGAATGGTATACAAGAATATTTTATAAAGGAGCATCATACAATATAGGTAGTCATTTTGACTCTTCTTATAATCAAAATAATATATTACCAAATCTTGAAAACAGATTTGTTAGCGGAGGAACACCATTATTTAATAAAAATTATTCAAACTCAATATTTATTGGTGGAATGAAAGGTTTAAAATTACCATTTATTAATCTCGATAGTAGTAATACAATTAGTGATGTATATTCTGTTCCTGTGGAAGACGATTTTTATGATATGATTCCAGCATTAACTGATGATTATATGTGTGAAGATAATTCGTCACCTATAATTAATAACATTAAGGGTGAATTTACTACCAGATTTAATAATATAAATAATATTTCTGATTTTGATAATAACCCTGATATCAATACTATTAATGAAGCTCAATGGATAGATACTCCCGATAAAGAAGTAGAATTTGCCAGTTTAGTAATCAAAGGATTTTATTTAGGTTACGGTGGTTTTATCGAGGACAGGGCAAATCAGGATACAATTAATACAATCATTAACAAAAGCGGTGGAACTGCTATTAAGAAAATTAAGAAAATTAATAATAAATTCTATATTTATGTTCAGTTAAGTAGCACATATAATAATTTCTTTTTATCTTCTAATTTAGATGAAAGTTATAACCTTTTTAATCAAAGCACAAGAAAAACATATCTAGATTATGAAACAAATCTTCAATTGTTAGATGAAATTTTAGAAACACAACCTGAGGAATATGAGCCATATTTATCTATTTTTGGTAAAAATGGTAAAATGGTAAGAAAAATTATTAAAACACCGTATGATCTCAACCCGAACAATTATATATATATGGTTATTCCTAATTTGAATCATATAAAATCAGTGCAGAATAATGAGATCGAAGGAGCATTTGCCAAGGTTCTTTTACCTGGCGATAGTAATCAAACTCTTTTTAGTTCATTTGTAGCAGGAACTAAAATTTTTTACAACAATCTTTTTAATAATCTTAATGAACTTGAGATAACTTTCATAACAAATGAGGGACATTTATTTGACTTTAATGGTTCTGAACATTCTTTCTCAATTGAAATTACAGAGATTATTGATAAACTCGAATATATCAATCCCAGATTTGGTAATATTGAATTTTAATACTTTTATATTTTGATTTAAAAATATATAAGTATCTACATATAATAAAGATGAATGGTAGGATTGATTATTCAAACTTACAAAATATTACTAAACAGCTAAAACAAAATATTTCAAAAAAATACGAAACTTTTGAGAAGCTAACGTCAGAAATTTCTAGTTCAGGAGGTTCATCTGGCGGTTCTGGTGGCGGAGGAGGTGGTTTAGGAGAATTAGGAGATTTACTAAATATATTTTTTTCACAAGGGACTTATAATGGAACTTTAAAAATAAATGGCGGTTTAGTAGTTGACTATATCGAAACAGACGACGCAGGTGAAGCAGGTGATATAGATAAGGCATCAATTAATAAATTGATTGATAAGGCTATCCGTTCAAATAATAAAAGAATAGCAGGAGCAGGAGGACCTGGCGGAGCAGGTTCAATTGGTTCGTTATCAGGCGTAGGTATTTCATCAGCATCAATTAGGAACAGTTTTTTCTCAGGAGGCACTATTGATGGTGCTACTGTAGAAAATCTGGATGGATTAAATAATTTATTTAAAGACGATTATTTGGATATGTATTCTATAGCTTCGGTAAGAGATAATTTTATATTTTATATAAGTTCAGCTTATAATGATATCAGATTTACATACGATGATAAAGAGCGAGATTATTATACTTTATCTTTCGGACAGCAAAAGGATATATTTACCCAACAAGATTGGGTTTTAGGTAATCAAAATATTGCTAATACTTATATAAATTCTAAGGTATACAATGTTTTATTTCAACCAGAAAATTTACCTATAGGTATAACTGGATTGACTCAAACATTAGAAGAACAACGAGCAAAATTTAAAATATCAGATATGAATGTAGAAATTGGTAAATCTACAACTACTACAGCTAATCCAATTATGACAGTTAACGGTGATTTAAAAGTTATGTCAGGGGGAAGAATCTTTCTCGATACACGTGAAATTAAACCAACCGGTGGTTCAGGTGCTATATTTTCAATACCTGCTGACGGTATTACAAATACTGGTGTAATTAAAAAGATTACAATTGATAATGGTGGTAGTGGCTACGATCCAGGTTCAGCTAATATTATATTTGGTGCACCCAGATTTGCTACAAGAGAAGTTTTCACATCGGAAGGTAGTCAGTCAGCACCATCTGCTACTGTAACAGTTGTTGGTGGTGTTATAACTGCTGTAAATATAACATGTGATAATTCAACAGTTTATCCAGGACCTCCTATTGTAACTATATCAAGTTCATCTGGCGGAACTGGTGCTATTGTTACTGCGGAAATGAGTGCAAATAAATGGCAATCTCCAGCGCAGGCGACAATCACTGGATTTGTTATTGAAAGTGGTGGGTCAGGATATTCGGACGGAACTACAACTGTAAGTATATCATCGTCTCCCGAAGTAACTACTGCAATTTTAGAGCAAGGTTCATTAGTTGTAGTAAATGGTGTAATTACGAGTGTTCAACTTCCTGAAAATGGAATAGGTTCTTTTTACATGAGAGGTACAAATACTATTATTATGAATACTACTGATACAGCAAGTTCACAGACTTTAACTGACCTGTTTGGTGAAAGTATATCATTAACTAATGATAGTTTAACAGATTTACAAATAAAATATGTAGCTGAAACTTTAAATCAAACGACATTAAGTAGTATCGCAACAAATAATAAGAATATCTATGAAAGCCTTATCATAAAATCAGGTATGAATATAGCTCACAATGTTGCTATTATTCAAAATGTTAAATTTAAAATAAAAACTGCCGAAAATCTAATAACTCATATAGGTCCTTACAATACTTTAACAATTAATGAGTTCGTTGTTCCTGAAGGGAAAGGGGCAACTATTAAAAATTGGTTTGACGGTTTTAAAGTTTTCCAAAAAACTTCTCTGGGAAATATTGAACTTTCTTTATTAAAAGTTACACTCACAGATATTACTCATGATACGGATAGTCCTGAACAACCTACTCTTGGTAGTGCAGCAGATGGTGATGCTATTGGAACTTTTAATGGATTAATAGAATTAGATATAGTTGTTACTGAAAAAATGACAAATGCTCAAAAATTAAATGGATATCCAAGCTCACTCTACTCTGGTTCAAATATTAACGGGAATGAAACCTCCGGCTATCCTATTTATATAGGTGAGGCTAATACTAATAATTCAGCAAATTTGAAATTACCAGTTGACAGTTCAGATATTCCCAAACCAATTGAATTTTTTGGGACATATCAATTATATAATTCTGCAACAGGTAGTTTAGAATTTATTACTGATGGAGTAACTGATTTTATTTCTGGTAATAAAACTTTTTTTTCAGGAGATAATAATAAAATAATAATTGGATATAATTCAGCAAATGTGCCTACATTAAATAATAATGAACTGTTACATGTAAATGGTATAATTAAATCGACTTCAATCGAAAACACTGCCATAGGAAGTAATACTCCATCAACAGGTAACTTCAGTGCTTTAACAGTCACAGGTTCGTCTGTTATTAACGGTGATCTAACTGTTAATGGAACTCAAACAACTATTAATTCAACTACATTAACTGTTGATGATAAAAATATAGAGATGGGAACAGTAGATAGTCCTACTGAATTAACAGCGGCTGGAGGAGGTATTATTTTAAAAGGTGCTACAGATAAATCTATATTATGGAATTCAGAAAATTGGACATCTTCTGAAAATTTTAATCTTCAATCTGGGAAAATATTTAAAATTGATAATACTTCTGTATTAAGCGCAGACACATTAGGTCTAGGTGTCTTAACATCTTCCTTAACCACTGTTGCGACTCTTGATTCAGGCTCTATATCAACTAATTTTGGTAATATCGATAACGGTGATTCTAATATTACCTGTGGTGGTGTGTTCCATATTGATAAAGATGCGGACGCTAATGATACTACAGCAGATAGCACTAGTGGACGTATTTCTTTGGGTATAAATAGTGATCTTAACCTTTATCATGGAGGAACAGATTCATTTATAGTAAACAAAATAGGTAATCTTGAATTACATACTCAGGAGACTTCTGCCGGATTCATATTAGATGCTAAAAATGGGACTATTGAAATAAAAGAAGATGGAACATTAATGACAACTATCAATAATACAGGTATTAATATTGTCTCTGGAGATGAATATCAAATTGACGGAAATTCGGTATTAAGTAATAATACTTTAGGTTCTGGTGTAGTAACGTCTTCCTTAACCACTGTTGGGACTCTTGATTCGGGCTCTATATCAAGTAATTTTGGTGATATCGATAATGGTGATTCTAATATTACCAGCGGTGGCGTATTACACATTGATAAAGATGCGGACGCTAATGATACTACAGCAGATAGCACCAGTGGACGTATTTCTTTGGGTATAAATAGTGATCTTAACCTTTATCATGGAGGAACAGATTCATTTATAGTA